TCCATTACACGAGCCTTTTCAAAGAAGACGTGTGGCTCAGAGCCTGGTACCGGTACGGAAGACTTCTGAAAATCATACGTTATGCCGAAGGACTGCTTTCCGCGATTGGTTGAGCGTATCGTAAACAGCCTGCCAGACGCGCTTCCTACCTGGCCCCATTCATATACATGATGAAACATGCCCGGCCTAGACCTGGCTCTGGCGTCTGCCGTCTGCCCAAAAGACTCTCTCAAAGCGTTAAACACATTTCTGCTTACCCTCTCTTTTGCAGAGGAGGACGTGGCCTTTTGAATCACCTTGTTGTGCTGCTCAAGAATTCTGATCGGCCTATTCAAGTCCCGTGACATCCTGAACCTCCGACCTTGTAAGCATTGTAAGATATTCTACTATTCTGCCACTTGCATTGACAATTGGTACCGAGCCGTTAGAGTCAAACATCGTCGGAGTCCCGTCATCTTCTGCCCAGACGGTTCCTTTCGAGTCTGTAACAAATGACACTACGGACTGCTTGCTAATGGGAGAGCCAGACCAGATACGAATGTAGTCCGTTGAAGAATATTCTCCGCGCCTGTTAAACAGCTCAAAGGTTCCTGGCACGTCCTTACCGCTGGCCGCAATACCTGCCGCAAAACACCTGATCACACCAACCGACACGTAGCTACGCTCGAACTCTCCGGTTTCCTCGTTTTGTGCCGTCACGGCATCATAAATAGAGACCTTCATTGAGTATCTAGACGAGGTTGGGCATGAATAGATCATAGTACCTTGTAGTTGTGGAACCGATAGTGGTTCAGCAGCGTGTCAACCGCCTGAAGCCCAGTACCGACAAAGGCAAGTCGGTTGTACCGGTTAGCCGACTCTCCAAACTTGGTTTGATCTATGTAGTTATTCTGAATGGCAGAATCAGCACATAGGTAGTGCACCGAAAGCATTTTTGCAGCTATGGAAACGTCGTAGGGGACAAAGTTTTCCCCGAATATCCCGACCAGGGAATAACTGTAGTTCTCTGGGAATCCGTATGCTTCACCAGCATCGTCCTTAACGCTTAGACAGTGGCCGCTATCAGAAACCTCATATGAACCAGTAGTTGAACTATAGATCGCATCGTCGTCGTGGAATACCGCCCCGGCCCATAGAACATGCTCGTCAGAAAACAGAACCGTGCTGTCTGTGCCCTGTAGCTGCCACTTGTCATACGTTCTTCCAAAGTATCTTCCAGTGTAAGCTTCGATGACGTGTCTTGCAATGGCTTCTGCGTCCCTAATTTGAGATGGAGACTTGTAGTTGCTGTCATCCGGGTCCATCGAGAAGTTTCCAGATTCGATGATCTGATCTCCTGTGGCATATGGCACAACAACGTTGCAGTCTGTCTTGACAAAATGCGGATCGCCGTTCAAAAGGATGTCTACCTTGATGTAGAACGGGCTAGGCCAACCGGATACCTCAGAAATATCAACGGAAACAATTTTGCTAGAACCAACCTCTGTCACTTCATATGCGGGCGTAGACTCCTGATCAGACCTGTCTCCAGTTTCTGAATCAAACATTTTTTGCACAACAGTCACGCCGGTCACGACATATGTTCCTGGCAGTGCGGTTGCTACAGAAAGCTCACCTTGATATACCTCGATCATATTTCAATTGTACCATGGTAAAGAAAAAAGCCCGCCGAGGCGGGCCCTTTTCAAGCGTAAAATGCTTCCAATTCTTTAGAGGTTGAAAGTCTCCAGATGTAGGAATTCTTTGCAATCAGAGCGTTTGCAACAGATTCTTTTACTACAACAAAGGGGGTTTCAGAGCTTGCCTTGACGCCCATCGTTCTAACGCTGCCGCCGCCCAAAAACTTGATAACGACATCTTCTCCTGTAGGTTCGGGCTGGGTCTGAGGAACAACGGGTTCAGATTCGGCAACCGTCTCTTCTGGGGCAGTTGAACTATTAAGACTCTCATAAAGCTCCCAGGTAATGCCCTCGGCAGCGAGGTCTTCAACAATTTCAGCCTTGGTTCCAGTTGACCGTGTTCCAAAGGCTTCAGCCACCTTTACAAGGTCTGGCTTCTTAAGATTTTCGAATGACATATTTCTCCTTTCGTCATACTCAGTATAACACAGAGGGAGGGGTCATTCGACCCCTCCCTCTGCTATTTAGTTGTGTAGTCGGCTATCAGGCCGAGGTGTAGCCCTTAACAAGAACGTCGTTTACAACAACGTAAGCGTCCCAGTTCTCAACCTGGATACCAAAACGCATGTACATCGTGTACTCGGTTGTGTCCTTCTTTGGCTTGAACTCGTCGTAGAACTCAATGTCTCTCTTAACACCCCAAATACGGTTCTCTGGGAATGTCAGCTCTACGTGTCCAAGCGTGTCAGCGCCAGCAGCAGTAGCGTCACGGGACTCGTCGAATAGTGGAACCTCGACGACCGGAACACCAAATGCTAGTGGGTAGCGTCCACCACCCTGGCCCTGAGGACCAGAAATGGAACCACGCAGTACGTCGGCAACGATTGTCTCAGGGGCGTCACCAATTGCGCTAAGCGCGAATAGGTAGTCCTGAATCAGACCAGAGCCGGTGTAGAAGCGAAGACGTGAACGAGAAGCCTTGTACTTACGAGGAAGCACCTTAAGCGCCGCGTCGAATGTCGCACGAGTGACAGCAGCCTCATTCCAGTCAACAACGTGAGCGTTAGACTCAGTCGTTCCAAGCTGGTAGAAGCCCTTCATGATTCCAGCAAAGCCGGAGCCACTTGTTGATGTGCCGTTGATGGCTACATCCTCGATGTCGTTTCCTGCCTGAGTTGCGAAGTTACGCGCAATGTGCGAAGAAACGCCTCCTTCGATGGCGTCCTCTCCTGTTTCAGTCGAAACCTCCCAGTCGAGACGGATCTTCCTAGTTGTAACAGTAACCTTCGTGAATGCCACTGCGGAATTCGTGTAGGTACCGTCGGCCTCGGTCGCGGAGCGGATAACTCTCTCACCGACAGCGAGCTTGTCAATGTCAACCTCGTTGGCACGCATGGTAATACGACGACCCTCCTTAGCAAGGGTTGTGGCATCCCACATGTAGTCGATGAACTCAGCAGACTGCTCAGCGTTGAGCAGGCCACCATTACCACCATCAACTAGAGATGGTGTCGTAAGGTGAGCAACTGACTGTGCGCCAGTTACGACCTCATTAGCCTTTTGCAAAATTTCATCAGCCATTATATATTTTTCAACTCCTTTCGTTTTTTAGTATAGTTTGTGAGCAGTGAAGCGATCCGCCCAAATATCCTGCTTTTCGACCTGGCGAGTTTCCACGTCGCGGTCGGCAGCCTTCTTGCTTACGATGGACTTTTCTACGCCCTTTACGTGAGACGCAACTTCCTTGATCGCTTCATCGGTAGTTGCAGCATTCTTCTCAACGGTTTCCGTAAGACTCTTTGTAATGCCGGATAGACCTTCAACGGACTTGGCAATGCCAGCTAGCGAGCCAGCAAGCTCGCCAACAGTCTCCTTGAGGGACTTAAACTCGGCCTCCCAATCGATTTCAACCGCAGCCTCAGGAGTCTCCTCCTCGACAGCCTCAACAGTGGTGTCGATGGTAGCCTCAACCTCGGCGTCAGCCTCAGCGGTTACCTCTTCTGCGGTGTCTTCCGAAACAGGGGCCTCTTCTACGGTCTCAATCTCTGATACCGCCTCGACGGTCTCAACCGTCTCTGTTACTTCTTCAGCCATGTTTGTTTCAACACCTTCTTCCTTTTCTACCGCTGGCTTCGCGGCGTTCTTTATTAGCTCTGTAATCGCAAACGACTTTTCGCTGTCAGTCATTGTGGACTCAATCCAGCCGATGTACTCGTACCCCGGCTCTTCTGTGCTGCCAAAAACAGCTACCTTTTCAATAGAGTTCCAGTAAACATCAACAGTTTCAACGTCTACAGCGATTCCAGAAACCTTAACATCTCCATTATCCGCCTTGGCGATGGAGAAAACATTTGCCAGCTGATTTGCTGGTACGTCAACAAGGCTGAGCTCTGACAGCTCGTAAGCCTTGATTACGTTAACGACCTTGCCTAGGTCAGCGTCAAAGAACGACTCTTCGTCCAAAACGCGTCCACCAATAGAAAAACCTGTGAGCGTGCCATCAAGCACTTTCTCCCAGGTGTCGCGTGCGCCTTTAGAAACATAAACATCAACGTATACGCCCTCATAGAACTTTTCCGTCTCGGTGTCGTAATACATTTGCTCTCTAAAGGAAACAACCTTACCGGCGGCGATGTTGGCGTGCATTTCACGAACGTTGCCGGGCCATGCTGCAAAGGCAGCCTTAGAGGCCTCCGACAAAACAATGTCGCCCTGGCGGTCCAGGTTGTTCAAAGTGGCGAAGCCGGAGACAAGACGCTTCTCCTGGTTCACCTTCATGATCGGGACGGATAGACTTACAATTCCGTCACGAGACTCCCAATGGCTTTTAGTTATATCCATTTCGATTTTCAGTATAGCACGAATGAAATTCAAATCGTGTTTAAATCGTTACTTATTCTGCGGAGCGGCCTTCACCCTTGGGGCTTCTGGCCTCTCCGCTAGAGTCTGGAGAATTGCTAGAGCGCCCACGGGCGCGGGAGTCGCTTGCGTTGGCCGTGTTACGCTGGTCGGCTTCTTGCTGTGGCTTAAGGTCAACTACCTCGTCACCACCATCAATTCCAGGAAGCCCCATTCTTGCACGAACCTCATTTTGCGTGATA